TTTTGCTGACACCGGTACAATAATTTGGGGTAACAAAACTTTACAAGTAAGAGAATCCGCTTTGGATAGAATAAATGTAAGAAGACTTTTGTTAAGAACCAGAAAATTGATTTCTGCAATTGCTGTAAGACTTTTATTCGAACAGAATGACGAACAAGTTCGTAATGAATTCTTAAGATTGGTCAATCCAATATTGGAATCAATAAAAAGAGAGAGAGGTATTTTTGAATTCAGAGTAACAGTATCAAACGACCCAGAGGATATAGACGCAAATACTTTGAGAGGTAAAATTTATATTAAACCAACTCGTTCATTGGAGTTTATCGATTTAGAATTTATAATTACCCCAACGGGAGCATCTTTTGAAAATATTTAAAAAATTACCCAGTATATTACACCAGTATATAAAACTAGATAATAAAAACTAGATAATAAAAAACTAGAACTAAATACTAGTATATACTGGGCTACTAAAATATAAATAAAAAAAAAGAAAAAACCAAGTGATTATAAAATTTTTTTATAGACAATTGTTCCACAATCATATATTCTGTAGATTTGTCTCTCTAACATAATTTTATGTTCGGTTTTATTTGTGATATCAAATCCTTGTTTTTTTAATATTTCTTTTCTAAAATTAAAACGATGATATCGTTTTTTATTTTTAACATACCAATATGTTGGTTGATTAATTGATATTTTTTCAAATTTTAATTTTTCATATAAATCTCCTTGGCTCCACCTTCTATCGGCATAACTTACTATTTCTTTTGGTGAATATTTCTTGATGAAGAATTTAAGTAACCTATCTGCTCCACCAATTACAATTGTATTTAATTTATTACAGAATCTACTCAATTCGTAACCATCATAAAACTTACCAATTCCTAATCTGGGTCTTGTAAATACCATTAATGACACCAATTCTTCATTTAAAAACAAACCAATATTAATTTTAGAATTTATTTTTCCTTGGATATGATTTTCATTTAAAAAATTACGGGAAATATTATTATTAACTTCTTTAATTGTACATTTTCTAGCAAAAATTTTATTTTTAGTTAATCCAAAAAGATTCATTAATCTAGATTTAACAATTTCTTTTTTGTCCAACCATTCATCTTCAAAAATATGTATTAGTTTTATTCCTTTACTTTCACATAGTTCGGTTTTCCTCAAATGATAATTTTTATCAACCTTTAACTCATTGTGCCAATATAAACCATTAAATTCTATCGCGATATTATGTGATGAAACAAAAATATCCAATTGATTTGGTTTTATTATTGATGTTGATGACGTTATTGTTTTAATATTATTCTCAAATAAAAAATTATTAATTTCTTTTTCCATTCCTGAAACGGACGATGTACACATAATACACCCATGATTTGAAATATGGTCATATGGTAATTGTTCAAAAATACCATGTTCGGGGCAAATAATTTTTACCTTAGTTTGTGAATTAATATATTCAACCAATGAATAATCATATTTTTCTCCGTGAGTTAGTTTTGAATCTAAAATGAATTCTTCGGCGGTTTTAGTTAATGAAATTTTTCTATCGTTTGTTGAACATATTGGACAACCATTACCATATAAATGTTTCGATGGTAATTGCTTAAATACTCCGTGTTCTTTGCAAATAATTTCAATCTTTGTTTTTGAATCAATATATTCAACCAACGAATAATCGTATTTGTTACCATGGGTAATTCTTGATTTTTTGATAAACCCGGTTAAATTGTCTTTTGGTTTCGTAATTAATTTTGAACATATAGGACAACCTTGTCCTTTCATATGATTTGTTGGTAGTTGTTCAAATACTCCGTGTTCTTTGCAAATAATTTTAACTTTTGTTTTTGAATCAATATAGTCAACCAATGAATAATCATATTTATTACCATGGGTTTTAACACATTTATTGATTAACTCAAGAGTATTTGTGGTATATTTTGAACACAATTTACATTTTATTCTACCTCTTAAATGTTCTCTTGGTTCTTGCTCAAATACTCCGTGTTCTTTGCAAATAATTTTAACTTTTGTTTTTGAATCAATATATTCAACCAATGAATAATCATATTTATTTTCATATAATTTTTTTGCCTTTATAACAAATTTTTCTCTTTTAGTAAGTTTTTCCATTATCACGATATTTATAAACATACAAATAGAAGTATAATAATAAATATAAAGAAAAAAAAATAAAATGGCAGATTTATTAATGAAAATGCCGGTTCCATACGAACCGAAACGTCAAAATAGATTCATTTTAAGATTCCCATCTTCATTGGGAATCAATGAATGGTATGTATCATCCGCGGCTAGACCTTCGGCAAAAATAAATTCGGTCAAGATACCATTTTTAAATACCGCAACATATGTTGCTGGTATTTTTGAGTGGCAAGAGATGAGAGTAACTTTTAAAGACCCAATTGGACCTTCAGCCGCTCAAGCGTTAATGGAGTGGTTCAGATTACATGCTGAATCTGTTACAGGTAGAATGGGATATGCTGCTGGTTATAAGAAAGATATTGAACTAGAAATGTTAGACCCAACGGGTGTAGTTGTTGAAAAATGGATTATGCAGGGCACATTCATTACCGATTTAAACTTCAATGAATTAGATTATTCAAGGGATGAAGTTGCGACAATTACTTGTAGTTTACGTCCAGATAGATGTATTTTGGTGTACTAATTCAAAAAAAATAATTATTTCAATAGAAAGGGTCTTCTCAAAAGGAAGACCTTTACTTTTTTATATAGTTTTGTATTTTATAATAGTTATAGTTAAAAGATAAATTTATGAATGACATATTTAAATTTGAACCAATCGAACCACTAATTGAAAATAGATATATTATCAATATTGTTGGTACATATATTCCTCAATTCCTTTTTAGGAAGTATAAAATCCACAATGAGGGAGAAGAATTAATTTTTACCACAGAATTTTATGAAACAATAAATTTCACATTTAACCCAAAAGATTTTTTTGAAATCACTGGTGTTAAAATAGATTACCTTTCACCCATTGGTGAAGTAGTAAGTTCTTTAGAATTTAAAATAAAAGGTTCAAATTTTGAAAAAGAACAATCGTATTCAAATAGTGAATTACAAACAAACAAACTTAAATTTATCATGGATAAAGAATCAATACAATTAACACCAAAATCAAACGAAGAAAATGGAAGAATTTAAAATAGACCCAAACATTGCATATGACGTTGTTGAATTACCTTCAAGAGGTATTTTTTATAAAAACAGAAAAAAATCAGTAAGAGTAGCATATTTAACCGCGGCAGATGAAAACATATTATCTTCATCAAACTTAATTCAAAACAATACTGTTATTGATGAATTGTTAAAAAGAAAAATAATTGATAAAGATATTGATTTAGAAGAATTAGTGGATGAAGATAGAATGGCGGTTTTAATCTTTTTAAGAAATACCGCTTTTGGTTCTCAATATAGTTACAAAATAATTGACGGAAAAACCGGTAAAGACTTTGATGTTTCTTTTGATTTAAGTGAATTATCATTTAAAGAATTTAATCTTGAACCAAATGAAAATGGGGAATTTAAATACACAACCAATATTTCAAAAATTGATATCACTTTCAAATTTTTAACAAAAAAACAAGAAAAAGAAATTGAACAAATTGAAAAAAGTTGGAATGGTGTTGGTGCTCCACCAATTATTACAAAACAACTTGAGTTTATGATTAAATCGGTGGCTGGTAATAAAGACCCAATGAATATCAGAAATTTTATTGAAAATCTACCAATTAAAGACTCTCAAGACTTTAGAAAATATGTTAGAGAGAATAGACCCGCAATTGACCTAAAAAAAGAAGTAATGACCCCATCAGGAGAGAATATCCAAATTGTTATTGGATTTGGGGTCGAATTTTTTCGCCCTTTCTACGGAATATAGAAAGGGTCAATTAGACGAAATATTATATCTAATAAGAAGAGGATTTTCCTACGGGGATATTCTTTCTATGCCCATATCGATTAGACGATACTATGTTAGTTATATTCAAGAGTTAGAAAATAAATAAAATTGATATTTATATGTAAACAATTTTATGAGGAGTGTAAGTAAATTTAGAAGTCTCGCTGACCTAAGTAATGGTAATATTCAAGCTTACATAAGTGCATGTGGTACAATTGACCCATCCGAGTCATCTGCGTTTCTCCAAGCGTGGAATGATTATTTATCATCACAAAATAAAGTCAATTCACCATCCTCAACTGCTGGTAATGTTGGTGAAAATATTGTTAATGATTTTAAAGTTGTACAAAATTTAACAACTAATGTTAAATCATATAACATAGCTGAGGGTGAAATGATTCAAGCGAGTAATATAATTACAGGGATTCAAGGTTTAATTAAAGGTGTTATGGGTGAAGGTGGTCTTCTTGGTGAAGGTAATTTTGGTGAAAATTTAAAAACACAAGTAGATAATTTAGGGAAATCAATACTTGGTGAAGTTACAGGTAAAGCGGCACAAATATTACAACAAGAAGTTGAATTACATAATGAAATAAACTCAAGAATTGGTATTTCAGGAGAATTATCTAGAGGGTTAAGAAATGAAATTATGGAAACTTTACCCGAAATGATAACCATGGGTTATGGATTTGAGGATGTTAAAAAAACCATTACAGGAATGATAGAGGAACAGGGTAAATTTACTTTGTACAACAGGGAAGTAATGGGAGATATGGCGGTAACATCAAGAGCGTTTGTTGGTGATTTAGATACTCTCGGAAAAATGATTGGCACATATGAAAAGGCGG